GAGGCGGCGCCCCGGAGCCGGCGGTTCCTCGCGGATCAGGCCCGTAGGGCCCCGCGGGGGACCTCCCGGCGCAGGGGTGTCGCCGTCGTACCGCACCCCCCGCTGGCATACTAAAGCGCTTGATGCAATCACAGCTTGTTGGTGTGACTAAAGTTAGGCATCGCGGTAATTCAAACGGCAGTTGAAGATTACCCCCGGGTGTGTGGCAGCACCTGAATCTGACACAAGCATCAGATAGATCTTGTCTGTGCCGGACGTCAGCTGACCATTGAAGTTGACAGGCCGCACAGCCTTAGTCAGGTTGATCCGACCGATTTGGGTCCGCGTGCTAGCGCTGATCCCGGTCTTCAAGGTGAAGTCCTTGATCACACGGAAGTCCGTGCGATTGTTCTTGTTGTAGTGCGCAAAAGGGGCGGTGGTCGCGTTCAAGGTCAAGCCTTCCAGGACAGAAGAGACACCAGGTAGGAACACCTGCGTGTCCTGATGCCACTGGATGAGCAAGACCCGGAGTGCATTCTCGTTGTCTCCATGCGTCAGCTGCCAGCGGATGTCAAGGGAGGACGGCGTGACTGTGTCTCCAATACGCTGCCCCTCCGCCACTCTGTGATCGATGGATGTAAGGTCAATGACTGTGCCTGTCCAGTCAATGGTCTGGTCCACCAGAGTATCGAGCTTCTTCGCTTCGATCGCCTTCCTCAGCTCACGCTTGATCTGGCTCCGGACCGCCTTGGCAACAGGTGGGGTGAGCTTCTGCTTCTTACTGGGCCCTCCCATGAGGGGACCAGAGGCACGACGCTTAGGCATTTCGGCAGCAAGTGCTGAAGCAGGTGGAGCGAATAGTTAGGCTGAAAAGTTTCTTAAGTTTAGGGCACTGCATTCAACAAAAGTGTAGAATACGCTGATACCTATCCGGCTCGACACCGGCTCCCCAAAAAAGCGCAATACATATATCGGAAACCCTCCTAGGTTCCGTCCGCGCAACCGATTATGAGGAAGTGTCCGGTTACAGTATTACCCGGACACTTCCCGAACCACTCTATGTGAAAATCGCAGGGGTGCTATGGAGCCCCCCACAGGGGCGACCCCCCCTGCGCCGCAGGCGCGATTTTTTTTTTTTTGAAATTGTGGTTCCGGTTGTTTTTTTTTGGGTCCTCGTCATTTATTTTTTTACTCCCGGGCAGGAGCATTCCAGAACAGGTTCAGAGGAATGCGCTCGGCAGGCGGCGTCTCTTCAACCAGCACGGTGCCCCCCTCGTTCAGGCTCTCGAGCGACACCGAGGACTGCTCGTCGTCAGACAGGAGGACAATCGGGAGCTCAGCCACGCTGCCGGTCACATCCGGCGCGGCCGACGGGATCGGGGCATCGTCGTCGCGGAACAAGATGGGTTCCGTGATGTGCATAACCTCACCAATGGGGGCTGCAAGGCGGCGGGTCATGGCACCCAGTCCGATGTTCTGCCACCAATTGGAGGGCTTCTGGTTGGAGGTGATCAGGATCCAGCGAGGGCGGAAGTTCACCATACCGCCCTTGGTGTTCACCATCAGTGGGTACCGATCACACATCCGCTGCATGAGGTCACGGCCAATCCAGCCGTAGAACTCATCAATCACCACAATCTCCTGGCCATCGTACCCATCGAAGAACATGGACCCGGCGTTGGGGCGCGCGACCCAGTAGCTGCGCCAGCCCGGGTTCTCTTCGCACATGTTGGTCGCCCACGTCAGCGCACTGCGCGTCTTGCCGGTCCCGGAAGGCCCCCACCAGACACGGACACGCGTCTGCCACGTCCGCTGTTGCGTGGAGCTCAGCGACTGGTAGTGGTAGAAGGCCTTGTAGTACCGGCAGAAGCTCCCGAAGTGCGCATCAGCAATAGATAGCATGGGGTCGCCATTCTGGAGGGACGTGCGGATCTCATCGAGGTCCGTACGAGCACCCTGGCGGTTGACTGGCTCCTCACCGAAGGTGAATGGACCAGCCACGCGCGTGTCCTCCTTGTTGGCGTAGGCCTTGGCTTGCTCATGGGTCCCCATGCGGCGCTCCCAGTGGCACACGTTGCCGAGCGGCAGCTGGCGACGGATCTCTTGCATCCGGTAACGGCGCGACATGATGGCATAGCCCTGGTAGTGGAGGGTGCCTTGACCCTCGCCACGCTCCAACTGGTAGGTGCACCAAGTCACCACACCAGTGTTCACCCACCGTGCGAGCTCAGCACTGGTGTTGCGGTACTGATCCGGGTTGTTCAGGGTAAAGACCCAGGCGTTCGACTGGGGCATGCGGCGTGCGCGCACCGTAGGAGCGGGCACATTGACGCGGATGGGACGGGAGGCAGCCATGATGAATCTCTTCTTCTTCAAAGAATAGTATTGGATACCCTCCCTGGGTCCAGCCATCTCCTTTGACCCCCCCCCCCTCTTATAGGAAGTGGGATTGACCACCCCGGGCTACCCGGGTAGTTCCTGGGCTGACCCGGGTTTTGAAATATTGGACATGTAAATAGACAATGTTTATATCTGTATCGGAAACTTTTCCGTACTTCCTAATCATCAAATTGAAATTTGCCATCCCATTTTTTTTATTTGGTGGCTTTTCTGACCTCGAGTAGCGAGGGTAGAAGGACGTCACCACAAACAAGGGGTGGGGTCAACTTCTTGGGTTGGTAGGTCACAACGACTTTTATGTTTCTCCTAGTCCTCAGAGCCTCGAAAACCGAGTTCGAGGAACCCCAATGCCTCATTCACAACTAGGATATACATCAAGAGGGCCAGGGGGGGGTGAGGCGGCGCCCCGGAGCCGGCGGTTCCTCGCGGATCAGGCCCGTAGGGCCCCGCGGGGGACCTCCCGGCGCAGGGG